GTCTCCCCAGGTCGTTATTTTAGCGCGGCATGGGGGCTGTCCGCTTCGTTTAATAGTCTGTATTGCGTATGATTTCACCGTTCGACCCGTACAGGCAGCGACCCGTCTTTGCTTTTCGCGGATCAACTTCACGATTGTGACATGTTTGGCATTCATACTTAAATAAATCAGGATTTAGGCTTATGTTTGGATCGTTGCAGTTGTCATCGTCAAGCCAGATGATGTGATGCACCACCTTGCCAGGCTCTTCGTGACATACTTCACATAAGCCTCCATCGATCGCTTTACGCTTAGATATGTATGCGTACTTAGCTCTATACCACGATCGACTTTTGTAGAATTCTTTTTGTGTCATTATCCCAACCACCCACCGCACCAGCCTATCCTATGCCGGTATTTACACTCATGAATTCAGTGTGCTAATTGGAATACTGTCCCAATTAGTACCTCATCATTATATCACGTACTAACGCGCCATACAGTACCACCGAGTTCCTTGCCGGCATACACGCACTACTGCTTGAAGTGCATCAAGTGCATCAAGTGCACCCATGTTTCTATAAAACTCTCAGGAAAGACGCTAAATATCATAAAACTATATATTTACCGCCTTTCCTGAAATAGTTTTGTAGATGTTGATGCACTTGATGCACTTGATGCAGTTAAGAAAAAAGTCTTTGAGTGGCAACGGTTCCCGCGATTTTTTAAGTGCACCCAAACCTCAAAAAAGTGCATCAAGTGCATCAAGTTCACAATTTAGACATATATGAACAGATTATGAACTTGATGCACTTGATGCAGTAAATGCACCCAAATCGAGCGTCCAAGGTGCATTAAAAAACACGCCTTCGATGTGATCGATGGCGTGTTTGATGTGTTTTAATTGGTTTCTTCGCGTCGCAGCAATTCGTCGATCATGCGCACCACGTAATCGGGCGGCACGCGAACACCCGCATGCCAGTTTTGCACTGTCCTGAGCGGGATACCGAATTTTCGCGCGAGTTCGGTTTGGCCGATCCCGTATGATTCGCATATTTGCTGAACGGTCATTTTTTCGTCCATATCACTCACCTCGTGTATTTCATTTCAAGTTCGTCAATAAAATCGTCTATGCCACGCAAAGCGGCAATCTTACCCTTGACTCTATTTACGAGTTCAAGTATATATTCGTTGCATCGCCCATCATCATACGCTTCTAACACTCGATAATTACTTTTCAAGGCTTCTGCGATTTCTTGCTCAATCTCCTCAAAAATCTCCTTTACAACCTCGCTCTTTGGCACAACATCGTCATCGTGCAAGAAATTCGAGCATTGTCCATACAATCGTTCTTTTTCGCACCTATCGGTATCACAAACATCGCAATGAATACAATTCAAACATCGTGCCATATCACTCACCTCCCGTTAACTGTGTATTCTATTGAAAAAGCGTTGCCAAGTTTGCTGGTGTCGAAGCCGATCGTTTTCAAATTATACACGCATGCGAGTTCAGTATCTGCTTCGGTTTCGACTTCATAAAACGCTTTTAATTCCTGCAGCGCAGGTTGAAACGCTTCGAGGAATGCTTCCAATTCTTCGACATCGAGATCGAGTTGCGTGTGAATCTGCCACAGGACGATCGCTTCGATGTGCTTTTGAAGACTACTCACGCTCGCGGCGATTTGTTTGCGGATTTCGCCTTCGAGCGCTTTCATTTCCGCGTTGGTCATCTTTCTGGGTATCATCGATTTCATCGTCTGCACCTCTTTTCCTCGCGTTTCATGCGTTTGTATGCTTCAGTTTCGGCGTTCATGTTGCGCGTTTCTTCCGCGATTATGGAAAACGCGATAAACGGGTACGCGATCGCGTCCAAGATTTTTTTAATCAGTTTCATGGTGTTCTCCTTTTTCATCAATAAATTTTTTCAACTTCTTTTTTCGATTTTTTCCCATTCTGTTTCTATGAATTCGTAGACTTTTTTTATTCCGTTTGAAATCCTGCAAGCCAATTTATATTCCGGTTCAGAAAAATCATATTCCCATATTTCGCCGGTTCTTGCGTTTATTGTTCCTTTGCAAACTTCATCATAGTTGCGATTAAAACAAACAAGTTCAACATAAGTGTTATCATAATCTGTCCGCCAATATGTGCCTTTAGGGAAAGAAAACAAATCCATGAATTCACTCAACAGATCTTCAGTCATAAAGCCGAATTTTTTCAGATCGTCCGAGTAATAATTGATGTATTCCTCGACTGTGTGTCGTTTTCGTTTCATTTTCACAGCATAATTGTGTTTGGGGCAATTCATGAAATCGCATTTTTCGCAATCACATTCGAATGGATTGATCGTTCTTCCGATCTCAAATCTTTGATTTTTTACGGGTACAAATTCGAGTTTCATAGTGTTCTCCTTTTGTGTTGTTAATGATTAAATTGATTTCGTTAATGATCAAATTGGGCGGTTTAGCCGCCCGATCGGCGTTTGGTTTATGATTCTTGAACCACCACGGTGATCGCTTGGCGTCCCCCGGTCAACGGGGAGCATTCAGGGTAAGCTTTGATCACGTTCAATTTCGAATTGCCGTGTTTGATGATGCTTTCGGCTTGATTGTACGCTAGTTCTTCATCGTCACAATTTACGATGCGGACATACGTTTCGGGATGAAGCGCTTTTAAAAACGATTTAATTTTCATGATGTTCTCCTTTCTTATTTGAGGACGACGTCGTTTTCGACGGCGAAAGGTTCGTATTTTTCAGAATAATAAAGTCGATATTTGCTCACAGGCTTGCCCTGTTCCAGTCGACGTTCGCGATCTTTCAATTCGATGCGGCGCTGCACTTCGATGTGCTTCATGCGTAGCGTGCAAGCGGTTTTACACGCGGCGAGCGTGTCGTAAACGTCGTCTTGCCAAATGTGATTCAAGGCAGCACCTTCGAGGATGCAGCCGTACTTGGTCACGTAACAGGTTTTGCCTTCGTGTGGGCCTTCTAAATAAGTGGTTTTGATGATGTACTTCGGCATGATGTTTATTTCCTTTCTAATGTCTTGTTTTTATTTAGCATAAACGACGTTCAAAAGAACGTACTGTTTATTGACGATCAAGAATTTTTCGAATTCGTTGTAGCTGTTGAAATCTTGCTCGAAAACGGTATTGAATTTAGTATTGAGGAATTTAGCGGTGATGTATTTTTTCATGATTTGTATCTCCTTCTTCTTGATTACATACATATTATACACCCGTTGAGTGTAAAGTTGGCTAACAAGCTCTTAAAAGATTGTAACTAAACTGTAAACATGAAAAAAAAACACCACCGAATTGCTTCGATGGTGTTTGTGTTTATGCGTTTTTCAGTTTTTCGATCGCTGCTTTGCGAATGCGAAATATTTGCGATCGTTCGTAGTACATCTTGTACCCGATCGCTTCCCACGACAGGCCGTCGATGTAGTGCATACGTATCGCTTGGCGTTCACGCGGTTCGAGCGTTTCGATCGCGCGTTCGATTTCAGTGAGTTGCTCGGTTAATCGTTGAATCGTTTCGCTGTACACGACGCGCAACGTCTCGTCTTTTCCGCTTTGTTCGCGCAGGTAGTCGCGTTCAGCTTTCAAATCGCGGTACAATTCCAGCTTTTTTAGCGTCATTCGTCGCGCTCCTTTCGTTACAGTTTCGCTTTGAATTCTTTCTTTTTTCCGTTCAAATATATGACTGGTGTTTCTTTGCTCGACGGCTTAAATTCGGCCGCTTCGCCGTACCCACCATAATTGAGATTGGCAGCGGTGTTGACGAACAACTTATCGACGAGCGCGACGGTGCTGTTGATAGTGTCGACGCGATGAAACGCTTGGCGGATGATCATCGGCAGATGCGTGTGGGAATGGATGTAAATGTCCGCATCCACGATCGACGCCATGCTCGCCAAGCGGTTAGCTTTCGCTCCTTCGCTGCGACCGCCTCCGCTGCCGTGCAGCGCGTAAATTGTATATCTGATTTTTCGTTTGTGTACGTGAGACGATCCTTCGCCGAAACGCAAGAACAACAGCGTGGAGGTAGGCGAGTATCGATGCGACAAACCAAGTTGAGCCGCGAGCAACGCCGTGAGGTTGATTCCTTCGTGCTTATATGTCCTGTTTTCGTGGTTGCCGTGATCAAAGCACAATATGCGGTCTTTGATCGGTTCGAAAATTTCGACCGCCTGCTGCAATTGCTCCATCGGGCTGAGCGTTTGCGTGTACGTGTCGCCGATGCTCGTCTTGGTCGCGTTGTCCAAGATGTCGCCATTCAGAATGCAATACGCGTTCGGCGTGTTTTTCACGTATTCGACGCGCTGCAATAGTCGTTTGATGTCGCTTTGCTGATCGCCGAGATGTTCATCCGAGAAGATGATCAACTCGATGCTTTCGAGTTCAGCGGGAAGGTCAATTTTGATTACTTTCATTCAGTATTTCAAGTCGCAGCGCTTCGATCGCGGCGGCTTGTCCTTTCTCTTTGTTTTTTAGTGATTTGAGCACGCGTTCGTCGTGCGTGCCTTTTAGGATCAGGTGATAGACGTGGCAGACGTTCTTTTGTCCCGGTCGATTCAATCGTTCGTTTGCCTGTTGATACAATTCGAGCGACCACGGGAGCCCGAACCAGATGAGGATATGTCCGCCGTCTTGCAGGTTCAATCCGTGACCGATGCTCGCCGGATGCGCGAGCGCGACAGGTATTTCGCCTCGGTTCCACGCGTCGATGTCGTCAGGCGTGTCGAGCGCGCGGCATTTGATGCGTTCACGTATTCGATCGGCGTCGTGTTTGTACGCGTACAGCAACAGCACAGGATCGCCTCCCGCTTCTTCGATCATCTCCTCGAGCGCGTCGAGTTTGATGTCATGCACGTGATGCACGTTTTTGTCCACGTCGTAAATAGCACCATTCGCAAACTGAAGCAATTTGTTAGTCAACGCGGCGGCTGTGCCTGCGACGATCTCGCCTTCTTCGTTCAAGCATTCGAGCACTTTGTCGCGCTCAAATTGTTTGTATTGTTTCAACAATGATTTGGGCGCGTCGAGTTCGATGTCGATGTATTCTTGACCGGGCAGCGTGATCACGTCTTCTTTTTTGATGCTCATGCACAGGTCGCTGATTCGGTTATACACGTCTTTCTCCGCTCCGTCTTTGGGTCGATAGCTATAAACGATGTGCCCGTTCATTTTGTCGGGAACAAGGAACGCAGAACGGAACGAGGTGATCGTGCGGCCCAAACGCTGCCCTTGATCGAGCAAGTATATCTCGGGCCACAGGTCTTCCAATCCGTTCGGGCGAGGTGTACCTGTCAGTCCGATCAGGCGACGGATACGACCGCGCACTTTACGCAACGCCTTCCAGCGTTTCGCCTGTGCAGATTTAAAGCTGGAAAGCTCATCGATGACCACGATCGGGAACGGCCAACAAGTCAACAGTTTATCGACGAGCCAGACGACGTTTTCGCGGTTGATGACGTATATGTCGGCTTTCACGTTCAACGCGTCCAGGCGTTGTTTTTCCGTGCCCATGACGCGAGAGATTCGCAGGTGTTGCAAATGCTCCCATTTAGCGGTTTCTTTGCTCCACGTGTTCTCGGCGACGCGTTTCGGCGCGATCACGAGCACCGGCCCGCTCTCGAGGTAATCGTTCAGGATTCTGTCGACTGCAGTCAACGTCGTCACGGTTTTGCCGGTGCCCATTCCCCAAAGGAGCGCGCATGCCGAGCGATCAATGATCCAATTGATGCCCGCCGCTTGGTGTGGGTAAGGTGTGAAGTTCATGTGTTTGTTCCTTTTTCTTTTTCGATGAGCAATAAAAACAACGTCAAGTCGCTTTCCGTCCAAATCGTCCAGCACGAAAAGCCCAAGCGCGTGAGCCATTCGTGCCATTTTTTCTGCATCGCGCTAAGATGCCCACCTTTTGGGCGTTTCATTTCTACGAAATAAATTCGCGCGCCAGGCAGTAGGACGATTCGATCAGGCACGCCTACCCATCCAGGGCATACCCATTTTAGACAGAAGCCGTTCAGTTTCTCGATGTTCAACCGGAGTTTCTTCTCCAAGTCCTTTTCGAGTGTGTTCATCCGCAAGCTCCTCCTCATATTCCACCGTGAAAAAACGGTATTTACATTCAACGCATTCACGACGACGACGAACGTGCTCGCAGTCGGGTGCTCGAGAATCGATTACTTTGGTTTCACCACCACATACGGGACAAGTCATAGTTTTTTTCTCCTTTGGTTTATTTTTTGTTAAGGTTAAGGCCCACGATGGTCATGGTTTTGTCAAACATCGCTTTATACGCATCGCGTTCGGCGGTTGCTCGCACGTATGCTTCGAAAAGTTCAACCATGCCAACGGCGTCATCCGTCGCCGTTTCGTCGTTTGATTCGTCGTTTTCTTCAATGCCGAGACCTAACGAACGCATCAACGCGCGATCGATCGCGATCATTTCTGCGTCGCTGCATACTCCACACCGCGATCCGAGCAAGTTGATCGATACGTGATCGATGTGCTCGCATAATGCGACGGAAGACGTGCCTGTCGCGTCGATATTGACGTGAGTGGGCAGATCTTTTTTCGGTTGAGTAGTAAGGTACACCACTTCGACCACGTCGCTGGTCGCGTTTAGTGCGTTATTGCTGACGATGATGCCCGGACGCGACTTAGCGGTTTCCGATCCGAAGCTGAGATCGTTTCGTCTTTTGACGAAGTAAATTTCTCCTCGTTTGATCATTCTGTTTTCTTCCTTTCGAAATATCTTTGTCTGCCATACGGCTTGATGGTTTTTTGCGTTCGACCTTGTGACTCCCATTCAGGCATTTGAGCGAGAATGTCGCGGATTTCTTTGATCGCGTATCGGTCGAATTTTTCGGGATTTCCTCCCAGCACCTCGGCCCATATTTCGAGCGCGCACACTGTCGAGCGTTCGATCGTGCCTTTCGTGTCGCTTTCCAAGAATGCGCGACGTGAATAGATGTCCATGCTTTCCCAATCGGTCGGCAGCAGGCGGTCGAGATAGTCGGCGATGATGCCTGCACGCGGATTTTCTTCTTCGTAGCTTTCTTGGACTTCGCGAGCGATCTTTTCGATGTTCGGCGGCAAGAAAAGGTCTTCTCCCGCTTCGTATATCTGCACGGCTTCGGCCCATATCAGGCGCACCATGTCAGGCGTTAAATCATTCCACAACGACAAGCGCGGCTTGTTCGGTGTATCGACTACCCAGAAGCGACGATTGCCGGTTGTGTCGCGCAAGAATTGCGATTCGTTCGTCGTGCCGATGAATATGCACTGACGCGGGAACTCTTGCAGCCTGCGTCCGTACGCAGGACGGAAGCGATCGGTTTGTTTTGATACGTACAGCTTGATCGTTTCGGCTTCTGCTTTTCGCATTCCAGCCAATTCGCCGACTTCCATGAGCCATACACCGATCACTTGTTCATAGGCTTCTTTGCCTTGCATCGTTGTGAACGTATCCGAGAACCACGGCCCGCCGAGCTTCGCGATCAGTGCAGATTTACCGATGCCCTGTTTGCCTCGAAGCGTCAGCATGTAATCGAATTTACAGCCGGGTCGATATATACGCGCGACTGCTGCAGCGAGCGTTTTGCGTGTCACTGTTCGCGTGTAGTCGTTATCTTCAGCGCCCAAGTAATCGATCAACAACGTCTCGACGCGCGGCACCTCATCCCATTCACATGCTTCGAGGTATTCTTTGACCGGGTGGAAAGCAGCTTCCTGCGCGACGACGTTGACAGCGTCGAAGATACGATCTTTACCGCTCAAGCCGTAAATGCGCTCAAGGTAGTAGCGAAGCGACGCATCATCCGAATCGACCCATTGACTGACGCCTCGAATTTTTCGCCAAGGAAGGTTGCGCTTGATCACGATGTTGTGCTCCATTTCGTTGAGCGCCAAACATCCCGCGAGATTCGGGTCGTTTTCGAGTATCAAGACCACGTTTTCGATCGTTTGCGCGAGTGCGCCTTTTTCGGTGATTTTCAACCGCTTCTTCCAGTCGTCCGGTTGCGATTCATCGATCGGCGCGTCGAAGTCGTTTGTCGCTTCTGCCGTTCGATCGTTGACGAGCTGCACCTTGACGCGTTCATCGTTCGCGGCGAGTTGCGTCATCGCTTTGTAACTCGGGCGCGATGTGATCGGCTTGTCGGGATCGAAATCGTCGTCGAGCTCATGGAATCGGTGCAAGCGCACCAAGTCCCAGGCGTTGCACAATTGCATCGCGGCAGGATCGGTCGCGTGGTGGCTGTAGGTGAATTTGTCATCGTACACGACCACGCCTGCGGCGGTGCTGCCGTCGGTGTATGTGTAACGATTCGGCTCGTCGCACGGTTGATAGCTCGGCACGTATGCTTCGATCGCTTCCGTGATCGTGTATGCACGACAGAACGCACCGACGAGACCGCCTTTTTCGAGCGGGTCTTTTTGTTTTGCAGCGGTTTTCTTTTGCACGTCAGCGACGCGTGAGCTCATAGGCCAAGACGATATGTCATGCCAGTCGTGGTATGTCGCAAGAATCGCGTCAGGATCGAGGAAAGGCGCGTCGATGTATTCGAACATGTACTCGCCATCCAAGCTCGTGCTGGGCCAATACATCATGCGCTGCGGTTGGTAGCTGGTGTCGTCGAATTTATCAATGCCGAGCGATGCAGCGACGCGTCGACCGATGGCTTGATATTCGTCTGGATTGACGTCTCGCGTCAGCGGTACGACCAAACGCAGACGCGGTTTTTCAGGTGTGTGTTTGTGCGTGCTGTATATCGCGGCAGCATTGCCGTATGCCAACTCCCAGTCCGGCCACAATTCGCCATCAGCGAAATCGGCGTCCAAGCACAGGAGCGAACGGAATCGGATGTCGGAGCGGCTACCATTGTTACAGTAACCCCCGACAAAACCGCCCACGTCTTTGATTTGGCTTTGGTTGTCGCGATTCATCGCTTTGTATTCTGCCATCGTTTCAGGCGTTCGCGTGGTGACCGCCAATCGGTCCAGCAATTCGGACCAGTTGATCGGTTTGTTTTTCCACGTTTTCGTCTTTCGCGATGTGCCAAAAGCGACGTCCAGCGTTTTGTCATGTGATATCTTCATGTCGCATTAGTCCTTTTTATAAAATTTGGTTTCGTATCGATGAACCATTTATGCCCGCGTAATGGCGAAGTATCGGGTCTTTCACGTCGAACGAATTCTTGCAGCTCCCAAAGTATCGGGATCGCTTCGGGATAATCTTGAAACCATTGTGCGCGTTCATCGTCGTTCGCGAACGGGCAAAGAGCGCATCCGTCGCGTTTTCGTCTGTCGTAATGCGGCGAATAAATGCCACGCTCGATGCAATATTGTTTCGCGTCCGCTTCCGTGATGCCGAGCTCGCACAGGATGGATCTCAGTTTGTCGGACAGTTGATCGTGGCGATTTGTTTCGTCCGCCGCGATCCCGATATCTTCAAAATCGTATTGTCCAACGTCAACTTGTTGCAGGGCTTTTATTTTGGAATCACGTTTGAAATGACACCAACCGCGCTTGAATAACGGAAAGCCTATAATTCGTCCTTTGTGCGGTCCCGCGAGGGCGGGTCGCATGACCTGTTCGCAATACGTGATGCCGCTCACGATGTAAACTTCTGCATCGAGTGATCGAAACAATTTCGCCGTTCGCATAATGAAATCGTGATGCTTTTTTGTGATGAGCGGTATGGTCGCGGTAAACATAGGAACGTAGCACACGACTTTCACGTGATCACCGTTTTCGATGTGTTTCATAACGGCGCAAGAGCTATCTTTACCTCCGCTCCAATTTACTTTCACTACACTCATGCTTCGTTAATCCTTTTTATAAAATTTGGTTTCATATCCGTCACCACGAAGCAACAGGCCCGGCGCCCATTCGATCGGTTCACCCATGATCTCGGCCATGTCTTCCCAACGTCGATCTTCGGGTGCTTCCGCGATGATTTCATCGTGAACGTGAAAGACGATGCTATATCCGGCTTTTTCGAGTCGCAACATCGCAACCGCCAAGCAGTCGCGAGCGTATGCTTGCACGATGTTCTCAACGAGCTTTCCGCCCCACGTTTTGAGTTTCATCCATTTGCGAGATTCTTGACCTTGGCCCATGAAAACGATGTTCTGTTCTTCGATGCGTGCGTTCCAATAGGACAGAATTCTTCCCGATGGTAAACGACAGCGAAGCGCGTCGGCGTCTTTGCGATATTTCACACCGCACGACAGCGTGAACGTGCGTCCGGGCGTTTGAATCGCCGATCGGGCTGCGTTTTCAGCCTCGCGCCAGAATCGCGGTATGGTAGGCGAAGCTAATCTCCACGCATCGACGAGCCCCTGCATCTCTGCGTCGGACAGGCCGAGTTTGTCAGCACCGAACGCGATCAACGCATTGACGCCTCCGCCGTAACCGAGCGCGAGCTCCATGATTTTTCCTTTTTGGCGTTCAGGGCTTCCCTTTTTGACGCTTTCGATCGGCACGTTGAACGCGCGAGAATAACTGGCTTCATAGATTTTGCCGTCGCCTGCGAAGACGTCCTGTCGCCATTTCTCACCGGACAGGTATGCGATCACTCGCGCCTCGATTGCCGAATAGTCAGCGACGAGGAATGTGTGTCCCGGTTTAGCGATGAACGCGGTTCGGATCAACTGACTGAGCACATCAGGCACGTTCTCGTAGCAGAATTCCAAATATTCCAAATCTCGTTCACGCACTAACTCGCGCACGTTTTCGATGTGGTCGAGGTGATTTTGCGGAAGGTTTTGGATTTGCACCAAACGACCTGACCAGCGCCCGGTTCGACCTGCGCCGTAATATTGAAGCAGCCCTCGAACGCGATCGTCTTCACATGCTGCAGCGAGCATCGCTTGGTATTTCTTCGTGCTCGTTTTTCCGAGCAGTTGTCGAAGTTCAAGCACGCGTTTCGTCGTTCGATCGGTTGCCTTTGCTTTGAGGTCGTTGACGGTTTCCTTGTTCAGACTTTCACAATACACGCCGACGGTTTCCAACCACGTTTTGAGTTGAGCGACGCTGTTCGGGTTGTCGAGTCCTGTCAAGCGTTGCATCTCGGTCGAGTGTTCGGTCGTGAATGCTTCATCAACTGCAACTGCGGCTTCTGCCAATTCAGTATCAACCAAGACGCCTCGTTCATTGATGCGATTATCGAGCGACCAGATTTCTCGTTCGAAATCAGTGACCGGGAATTGCTGCAGGCGCTTGTAAATGTCGCGCATCGTGACCACGTCGCGCTCGGCGTATGTCTTGAACCGCTCCCATTTATCACGTGCGTGCTCAGGTAGGTTTCGCGTGCGTCCGCCGTTCGCGATCGTCGCGTTGCAAGGCTTGCAGAAATAATTGATCAGCGTGGTGCCTTCCTTGATCTTTTGGTTTTGCAACTGCAGCGCTGCACCTGCTTCGTCCAAGCTCATCGGCAGACCATTCATCGCGCACAAGATCATCGTGTCGAGCCACTCTTCGGGCGGCATATACTGCCCGAATTGACGTTTATATGCGTTCCGTTCGAAAGCGGTGTTGTGTGATATTTTCAACACATTCGGATCGTTCAAACCGTCGAGCACGTTTTGCAATTCGAGCTCAACGTCGAGCGGGTCGAAGAAGTCGATCACGCGCACAGGCTCATCATCCCACGCATAAGCGAGCAGCATGATTTCGAAATCGGGATGCTCCATGTATTTGTAAGCACCGGAGCGTTTGATGTCCTCGCCGCTGTATGTCTCGATGTCGGTATACAGCACTCGACGGTCGCCGATCGAGACAGTCGGCGCGATTTGTTCGCGCGGTTTCATGCTCGGCAGGATCGGGCGATCCGTTGTTGGCATGTATGCTTCGATCGTGCGTTCTTGCGTCGGGCTTGCGGGTTTTTTCGTCGCTGGTGCGCGTTTCTGCGTTTGTGCGTTCGTTTGCTTAGGCTGCGACGCTGTCGTCGTCTGCTCGTGATATTTGACGCGTCTGGTGATGCCTTTTTGCGTTATGTATAACAGCTGAGTCCTTATACCAAGAGCTTTACATGCTTTTTCGGTTTCGTTTTCGACCTTGTGCCGGCCCGTGACCACCGTCAAATAAAACTCCTCCTTGAGTTTTTTCAATTCTTCGATCGTGGGCGGCGTGTCGTCATCGTCCACGATCAACGTCTTGTGCGGTTTCGCGCTGTAATCAGCGCCGACGTATTCGAACGATGCGGCGATTCGAGTCGTGTCATACGTCAGCGAAGACGTTGCCGAATTTTTTTGCTGTTTATTAGATGAAGACGTTTCGCGCCATTTATTGTTTTTTGCCAAATGGCGACGAAGGCGGACGTGCGTGGTTCGAATGAAATATTTCGCGCCTTGGTTGATGTAATACTCGCCGAAGAAGTTGTTGATTTTCGTGCCCATTCCCAAGCCTTGGAAATCAGGTAGAATAACCAAGCGATGCGTTCGCCAAGCGTATTTATACGCACCTGACGGCATCGAGATGACGCTGTTCATCGCGACCAACGTGTCGCCCCAGTAAATCGGGTAAAAACGGCATGCGGGATTGAGTTCCGCGGTTAAATAGTGATGCTTCCTAAATATTCCCCACAAATCGCGAGCATCGGACTGGTAGATATGTAGGGTAATGTTTCCCCCAGGTCAGCACCTCGGCAGTCGTATATCTTCTCCGTGTCGAGGTCGATCACGATGTCGGGCTTTAGAAAAGGTATATAATCTTTGTGGCAAGAACAGAAAACCACGTGATGCAAATTCTTGTCATCGATGTATCGTTTAACTCCGTTACAGGTCGACTTTGCGACGTTGCGGTCGATGGTCGATGTGAACTCGTCAAAAATGCTATACGATTCGAGGTTCAACGCGAGGTCCGCGCGGAAGCCTTCTCCCACGGATAAAACGCGACGAGGCCTGCACCAAACAGGCATCGAGTTGAGTCCGACCGCGCTCAAGCGTTCGCTCGCGTCTTGAGGCGTCGCGAAGTTCGAGACGATCGCGTCGTCGTTATAGCTTCGCAGCTCGGTTTTGTAGTTTTTGAACTCACGCAACAGCGTGCTTTTGCCGCTTCCGCTGGCGCCCACGATGCAAAGCGTCTTGAAATCGAAATCGAGCGGGGGCAATTCAAACGGGTAAACGATACTTTCTCCGGTGAACGTATAATCGAAATTCTTCTGCACCATGTCGGTGAATTCATCCAAACGCACTTTAGTGATGAGCGGTTCGGTTTTTCGTTTTATTTCGTATAATACCGGGCATTCCGAGTAAGTCATTCTTTCCTCCTTTTGTTGGTGTACGTGATCGGAGCGAAGAATCCGCCCCGATCACGGTGTAGTGTGAAAATTCAGTTAATTCATGAAATCGTCGTCGTCCGTGTCTGCGTCACGATAGTCGTCATCGAAATCGTCTGCAGAACCGACAGTGCCGAAGGGCTCGCCATCGCTAAGCTTCTGGATCGAAAGCAGACCTGCGCTGATGCCCTTCTTGCCGGCCTGATTGTAGCCGTAGAAGTTGATCGCTGCGCGTCCGTAGCATCCGCTATATACTTCGGTGGGATCGGTCACTTCGTTGCGGAATGCGTCAACGATGACGGGCTTCTGCTTGCTGGAAACTGTGATCACCCAGCAGTCTTTGCACTCGGGTCCGTAAGGATCGCCGCTGTCGCGCGTTCCGTCGCCGTCGTGAAGCGTGTGATTGGGCTTCGCGGGAAGGCTTGCTGCGCCGTTGCGCTCGCGGAACTTGTCAGCCGCTTCTTTCATCGCGTCCTGGATTTTCTTGTAGGTTGCGGTGTCGCTCTTGGGAATGAGAAGCGTCACGCTGTACTTGGGATCGCCACCGTTTACGGGAGCCTGAGGTTCGAAGATGTGACAATACGAAAATCTTACTTTTCCTGTTACTACTTTAGTTGCCATAATTTTTTAATCTCCTTTTATATAAATATTTTTTATGGTTTTAATTGAAATCGTTCTGCGCTTCAGCGAGTCGATCGTACACGGGACGCTTGTCCGATTCAGGCGCGATTTGAGGCGCACCGGGAGCGCGTTCGATCAATTCGTCGAGCAATTCAGCGACTTTTTTCTTGCCGATCGCTTTGTCCATTTGTGAAGGACTGAGCAATTTGGTTTCGGTGTAGTCTTCGCGATTGTACCCGGCGACGTTCAACGCGTTCGCGACTTTCAATTCGTCGACCCATTTGCGATTGCCGAGTTTACCTTCGACTACTTTATATCCTGGGATATCTTCGCCATTGAGCATGGCGGTGAGTGCCTGTTCCTTGACGCGTTTCAACCACAACGCGATCACGGGTTCCATCGCGAGCACTTCGGTGATCTCATGCGGCGCGAGCTTGGGAATAGCCACGCGCAGATCGTGCGTTTCGACGAAATCGGTGCAAGTCTTAGTCAACTCGCGACACTTGCCTGCATGCGGGCAGAATTTACAGTGCGATCCCGCGCAGAAGTCGCCTTCGCCTTTTGCGGCTTTTTCGGCGATTGACTTGACGGTCGAGTCCGCCCAGGAAATCAATTCCTCGACGGTTCCTTTGTCGACGCTCACGTTATTGATGCGAGGTTGGTATATGTGCATCTCGAATTTCTTCACGTCGTAGACGAAGCCAAAATCGTTTAGCGCGCCTAAGGCGTAAAGCTTCATTTGTGGATTGTCGATCGCGGACACGGGAACGCCCACTCCGTACTTGTAATCGATGACGATCATCGTGTCGCCCTGCAGGATGATGCAGTCACACGTGCCGAAGCCGTCGGGCACCCAGGGAGAAAAATCCACTCGCTGCTCGAGCAAAATGACGGCTTCGTCTCCCTTAATTTGCTCTTGGATATAATCGCGATAACCTTGAGCGCATTCGTACATCTCGGGCGTGATGCCTGGTATAATTTCGTCGTCCACTCCGGGGGAGAAAATCTCACCGCGCGCTGTCGCTTCCGCGACCTCATGCGCGAGCGTTCCTTCGCGGGTGAAATCGGTGTCTTGATTCGGGTATGCCTCAGCCGCGACTGCGGAAGGAGGGCAAGCGAGCCAACGATGCGCGCTTGATGCGCTCAGCAACGCGTGGGCTCTTTCGCTGTGATTGTTCAATCCGATGTGCATTTGAGCAGCCTCCTTTCGGCAGGAATCAAAACCGTGAGACGTTGTCCGGGATGAATGGTGCTGTCGGTTAAACCGTTAAGCGATTTTACTTCGTCGATCCATTCCCTGCGATCCACGTCGTCGGGGCAATAATACCCGGAAATAGACCAAAGGCTGTCGCCGCCTTTTACTGTGTAGATTTCTTCGACCCATTCGACGTTGTCCAACGTGGGTTGAAATACACTATTGAGTAATAAAACGCAAAGAACGATAAAAACGAAGCCGCATAACATGGTAAAAAACGCGTCTGCGATGAATGTTTTCATTTTCCTTTTGTGTCCTTTCTACCGATGAGGCAAAGTGTCACTACCGTGACACAAATGATCAACGTGATGATGATGCCGTTCATTCTCCGAATACCTCCTCCAAATCATGTTTGAGCCATGCGAACGTGACTTCGCGCGGGAGCTTCTCGTCAAATATACCGGCGTGTTCTCTCAAACACACGATCGGCTTTTCAATATATTCGCAGTAATGACGTTCCAGCTTCGCGCCTTCGCTGACATGGGAACCAGGCAAGAAAAGCACGGCGTCCGCGCAGTCAATCATGCCGAAATCGATTCGCATGTATTGCGCGTTAGTTAATCCGATTGGATTCTTTGCGGGACTGAGCGGAATGCAACCGAGCGCGATCAGATCATCTTCTGCACGTTCGAACGCTTCCCAATATTTGTCCACGCCCGTCATCGGGCCCGCGATGTAAATGATTTTCTTTTTTAACATCGTTTACACCCCCGCGAGCTTTTTCAACTGTTCATACACGGCGGGCATCGATTCTTCCGGAATGTCGGTAATGCTCGGCGCGTACTTGTTGACGATTTCTTTTAGCTGCGGCTTCTTGCCCTTTTCGATGAGCACGCGAGCCATGCTTCGGATGTCGTCTTCGGTGACGACGGGCGTCGTCGGTGCAGGAGGTTCGTCGTCCGATTTTTCTTCAAATTGTGCCAACGTGTCGGCGAGTTTTTGCTGCACGTCGTCAGGCGTCAACTGATCCGGATCGACGACTGTCGTTTTGGGCGCGTCGTTGATCACGTGCGCGGTTTTTGCTTCTAACGCGGCGATGAGTCGATCCAGTCGCTCACGATCTTCCGCGCAGAATTCGATTGTGATGTTGTTCATGAGTGTGTTTCCTTTCTTTTATGTATGATCGTCTGTGTGACGAGTTTTTCGGCGGCGAGTTTGATGCGCGCCACACGTTTCGCCTTTTCCTCGATCGTGAGGTTTGGGCGGTGGATTCGAATGATGTTGTTCATCAGGTCCTCCCTCGTTGAGATTTCTCAACTTTCAATGCAAAAAAAATATTCGTGCGCTCGTTCCAATGGGATATGTAACAACGCACACGTTCGCGCGATTTCGTTTGATTTCCACTCCCGTTTGCCGTTCAGCTTGGCGCTTAACGACGCGGGGCTTATGTTCAACGCATGCGCGAAAATTTCATTGGTTCGAAATCGAGCACGAATTTCGCCGCGAAGTTTTGCATACTCCATCATGTACACCTCCTTTCTTTCCGTTGAGTTTTCTCAACCTGTACATGTATTATTATATTCAGATAATTTCGCCTGTCAAGTCTCAAATTGAGAAATCTACATTTTGCACAAAAATTATTATAAAAAACATTGATTTTTCTCAATATTTTCTGTAATATTTAACCAAAGACAGGAGGTGACATCGATGACAAAGGACGAAAAGGTGACCACGACCGCGTCACGTATCAAAGAAGCGATGCGTGCTGCAGGGAAGAAACAAGCCGATCTCATGCGCGAGACAGGTTTGGATCGAAGCGCGATCAGCAATTACGTAGCGGGCAGGTACGAACCAAAACAAAAAGCCATCAACAAATTGGCCATCGCGTTAGACGTTAGCGAAATGTGGTTGTGGGGCTATGACGTGCCGATGACGCGAACGACAACACAAAAAAGAACGACCAACTCGTTGAGTTGATCGCGAAATTGAGAAAAGACGCTGAATTTCAAGAAGTAGTGTCTATGTTGTCTGGATTGCCCGAAGAGCAATATGCCAGCGTCAAAGCCATCATTTTATCCCTCGGCAAGAAGTAATTTATACACGAGGTCGAGCAAATCTGCGTCGGTTATACTTTCTAATTGTTCAATGATGAGCTCGCGTAAATGTTCAATGTTGAGCATAGGCACTCTCCTTCAGAACTGATGTTCGTGTGATTTCTACATTATATTACTATAATATTGTCGGAATTTGCAATATCTTCTCGAAAAGTCAAAAAATTAAAATAATGCGAGGCGAAGCATCATGTGGCAATTACCACCACTCACGCTAGACGAAATATTGCTGTACTCAAGGAAATCACAAACCGACGACCCGACGCTAAGCGTGGAAGAAACATTAGCGAAGCATGAACAAATGCTGGACAAATGGGTCGAGCAAAATTTTCCCGATGCAGGCGCGATCCCGGAAACGAATCGCTATCGTGAAGTCGTATCAGGAGAAACGATTGAAAGCCGTCCGCGCGTTCAAGAAGTGTTGCGACGCATCGAATCGCCAAAAATCAAAGCGGTGCTGATCGTGGAACCGCAAAGGTTATCTCGTGGCGATTTGGAGGACATCGGGCGAATGGTCAAATTACTTCGCTACACTAACACGATCGTGATCACGCTTCAATACACTTACGACTTGCGCGACGAACGTGATCGCGACATGTTTGAACGCGAACTCAAACGCGGGAACGAATTTTTGGAATACACTAAGCGCATCATGTCAAACGGCAGACGACTGTCGGTTGAAAACGGGAATTATCTCGGAAATTACCCGCCGTATGGTTACCGCAAAATCAAATATAAAGACGGCAAACAAAAATGCTACACGCTGGAACCAATACCCGAAGAAGCGGCAGTCGTAAAGATGATCTTTGAAATGTATCGCGACGGGATCAACACCGCTCAGATCATGCGAAAGCTGAACAAATCGGGCATAAAACCAGCCAAAGGCAAGAAATGGGCGCGAGCGTCGCTAATCAAAATCCGAACCAATGAACATTATATCGGGAAAGTCGTTTGGAATCGACGACAAAAAACAAAAATCGTTGAGAATGGCGAAGTCATAGCTCGAAGCATGCGACAAACCGAATATTTGGTCTTTCCGGGGAGGCATCCCGCTATTATAGACCAAGAATTATGGGATGCAGTGCAAACATTGCGTGAAGACGTGCCGCCCGTCAAACGCGAAAACAAATATGCCAACATCTTTTCGGGCTTGGTATTTTGCGAATGCGGCGCTCGGATGTCGCGTCGTACAAATTACCGAGACGGGAAAGAATATTCACCCGCGCGTTTGGTGTGCGCCGATCAAAAAGAATGCGGGAACGCTTCTTGCCTCGTTGAAGAAATGGAAAAAGCAGTGATCGGTATTTTGCGCGAAGCTATCGACGATTTTGAATTGAGAATCGAACATTCTACCGCTGATCAAGTAACACGTCATCAACAACTTGTCGCGCAACAGGAACAACGCTTGCGTGAACTGGAACGACGCGAAATCGCTCAATGGGACAAATACACTCGTGAAGGCATGCCGAAGCACATTTTCGACGAGTTGAACGCCCGCGTGCTCGAAGAAAAAGACGACGTGCAGCAGTCGCTTTGTCATTTAAACGACACGTTGCCCGAGCTGATCGACTACGAACAGAAGCGCGTCTTGTTCTCTGATGCGTTGACGATGCTGCAGGATCATGACGCGCCGGCTCGTGAGAAAAACTTACTGCTCAAACAGTGCATCGATCGCATCGTGTACGCGCGAAAACAAAAAGCAGGAAGTCGCAAAACCGCCGCGAGAGAACCAATGGAATTAGACGTGCATCTCAAAATTTGAGGTGCGCGGCTTTCATGTATCATGCTTGCGTGAGTTCATTAATATAAGCATGATGCATGAAAAGGACAGGGCCCGCAAGCCCTGTCCTTTTTTATTATTCTTTCAATTCGGGCAAACCGGCCACACTGGTGAGCAGGGACAGGACGCCGGCAAGGACTGCCGCGCTTCCTACCATCACCCAGTTGACGTCTCCCATCACTACCGCGCCGCCTCCGATAGTCGCGATGGCGGTCTGCGCTACGGTCTTAATGGCACGCACTCCGGCGGCCTTGATCCACTTGATAGCTTTTTCTTTTGTCATAGTTTTGCCTCCTTAATTATTAGCGGCGAGAATTGCCGCGATTTTATTGTCGATGTAGGTCTTCGGGTCTGCTGCGTATTCGAGAGCCATCCACGCGCCTGCATCGTTCAGCACGGTGGTGGTCGGCTTGTTAGCGAGCAGAGCCTTGTAGGCTTCGAGCTCCTCGGTGGAGAGAGGTGTCTCGATGGGTGCGTCCAGCGGAAAAACAAAAACGATGGGGGTGACCTTCAGTAGAGTTTTCAATTCTTCCACCGTGCTTGCCACGTCACCAGGGATAGAAATGCGACCGTAAAATACTTGCATCTCATTCAGCCACGCGCCACTGTAATTCGCTTTTTCGGCGGGGGCGGTATAATTGCACAAAATATCCTGCCGTGCATTGGCTGACTGTATTTTTACGTTTTTAACACCCGGATCAAAAAAATCAAAGCGCACGTTTGTCGCAGGAGATTGTGCCAGAGTGGTAGAAATTAAGACTTCTTTGCCGTCGCTTCCATTAAAGGCCGTCGTTCCCACCCTCTGCACATACACCCCGCGCGCCAGGTCGACCTCGTCAGCGATCCACTGCTGGCCGTTCGCGTCGGTGTAGTTTCCGCCGGACGTGACCGGGATGCCGGGCAGGCTGTCCGAGGTGGAGAGGGCGAGGGTCTGCGCTTCGTTGTAGGGCTCGTACTCCGTAGCGATTTCGCCCACTTCGATCTGTACCTTAACGATGTCGTTATTATAGGAGCTATTCGCGCTTACGATAACTTCCACGCCCACCTCGGCCGCCTCGTCGAGCATGAAGGTCTTGGGGTTTTCGGGGGTCGCCATAGTGAAGAGATAGCGCTGCTCGCCGCTCAGCTTTTTAATGTTTATGTAGTCCGTGTCCTTGAGCCCAGCGACGGACAGAGTGTACACGCCCTGGGATAAAGGCATCGAACGGACGAGGAAGCCCGACGCGGCGCTTGCACTTGTTCGGGTCCCACCGAATACAAACTCGGACGAGCCTATTGTGCTGGTGAAGGTGACGCCGTTCGCCATCGTTGGCGTTCTGCTTTCTGTAGCGTGCAGCAAGTTTTTCCCGCACACTGTTACGGTCGGCGCCTTTGCGCTGACGATCTCGACGGGTGCGTCGGGTGTCGGTGTGCCGTTCTGCGTGGACTTGCCGAAGATGCGGAGACCGACAAGAGGGTCAGCCGACGAGTCGGCGACCTGTATAGTCTCGCCCTCTGCCTCGCAGACGATAGCTGCGGCTCTGTCGCGGGTGAGCTTGTCCACCGTTGCGGAGAGCGTGCTGTAGTCCTCGGGTATAGATGCTCTCACAGCCTCGCCTTTTGCCTCTACGGCGGATTTTGCCTCCTCGGTGGTATTCTCGCCCACATTCTGCACTTCGGCGCGTTGTGCGGCGCCTACGGCCTCCACGGCGGCGGTCTGTGCCGCTACCGTGTTGAGCAACTGTGCAATAACGTCGGCGGTCTCTGCCTCGACTGTCGAGCTGTCCGGCTCCAGACCTTCGAGGACGAGGCCCTCGGCGAGAGTAGTATTCCACTCGGGGAGACCCGCGCCCATGATCGCGCAGACGTTGAACTGCACCGCGCCCTTGTATGCGGTGACTTTACGGGAGAGCTCCCAGCTGAACGTGATATACTCGCCGTCGATAGAGACGTCGGTCACGAGGTAGCTGTCCACGTCGCCGTTTGCGTTGCGGAAGTTCACGCGGAGGAAGCATGAGGCAAGGTCAAGCCCGTCTCCTACGTAGCGAGGACAGCGGAAATATTTACGTTCGGAATGCGTGTCAGACTCTACGCCGAAGATCGCCTCAGCGTCCGGAACTAAAATCTCGCGGCTCTCCGCGTCGATGATAAGCTCCTCGTAGGTTACGGATGCCTCTGCAGGCATATTTTCAAATATTTCGTCTATTGTTGCCATTCTGATCCCTCCTTAACGGCTTGGATTTTGTGAAAATGCGATCGTGCCGGTGTTTATCTCATATCCGTCACGGCGTCCCACCGCTCTCACCTGTACAAGTGTACAGGCAAGAGCCTCGGCGGGTATCTCGCAGGCGTTATTGACAAGCGGGACGGGGTAGTCCTTACCCTTAGCGGAGAAGATGACTACCTTCTTGCATCCCGTCCAGTCACCTGAAAAGCGGAAGCGTGCGCGGAGATAGCCGCGGCTTCCTGCGACGAGCCCCGAGAAGTCACACGCGGGGTCGCGCTGCATCGTCTGCTTGACGACTGAAAAATCCAAAAATTTCAAATATTACTCCTTTCCGTGAATGAGCATTTGTTATTGTTAGTGACGTGCAATACAGCATGTCAATCTGCTAACCAAAATGGATGGTGTTTTTTTATCAATTAAAAACAATTCCGTTTGCGGTAAGTGTGTTAGTAAATCCACCCAAGTTCCGCATTCTTGATACAAACACCACCGTCTGTTTCATCGGTGATATAATAATACATATTAACCACATTTTTATCAGAAATTGAAGTCGCAACATAGCCAAAGTCGGCACCAACACTTCCGCCATCACCAATCTTCACTTCTTCACCGTAATATCCAGCTTCAAACTCGGTTTCGGTGCAAATTCTGCGATACAAAGTGCCGACACCATTATGATTCAGCAAACGGGAAGCATATATCATTTCAACCTTCTTGGCTTTAACGTGATGGACGAATGCCACACCGTTAAATGTAGCATCAATATCATCCATTTCAGCAAGAGGTGTCCAAGTAATGCCACCATCGGTTGATTTTGTAATATATGTTTTCTGCAATTGGGTATAATCGCCCGTGTACAAATTTCCTCGAACAACACAATAAATATTTCCGTTTGAAAGCTCAATGAAAGAACCTTCCAAAGGATTAGGTGCTGTGCCGTTATTTATCGTTGTGCCACTCCAATTTGTACCATTGTCATTGGAATAAGCAATCATACATCCTGACTGTGGCGAAGGTGCCAGACGATTGAAAGTCAGCAATCTCCCCGATTTCGTCAAGAAACAACTTCCAGTTTCTCCGCTTGTGGGGTCTGTGCCATCAATAATCATTTTGGATGCACTCCACGATACGCCCTTATTTGCGGATTTATAGACATATATTTTTCCGTTGTTGCTACTGTCATAATGCAACACCAAAGCTATATAATTTCCGTTCGCATCAATTCCTGCACCGTGACAACGGCATCCATAAGTAGAAGTGTGCTGTGCAACCAAAACAGGTGGATCGAAATTGCCGTAATCATATTTACTTGTGAAATACACATCCCCATCAGTAGATGTGTGTGTAGATTTAACATTAACTATTAGACAATGTTTGCCAGTGCTAATATCAAACCAAGCGTTCCCAAACGGCCACGCTTCATATTTGCCCTTTTTATATGCAGCGTCCCATAATCGGTTACCAATAGATTTGTGTCCGATTTCAGTTTCAGTATTATCACCAGATTCAAGTCTATCAACTTTGGCTTCGAGTGCAGACACTTGTTCAGTTAATGGAGTGATATATTCTCCACCCATCGCACACTTTAAATTATTTGCGGCTTCTGGGGTTATATCGCTATTGTCACTTGCACGAAACATAAGTCTGATGAAATACTGACTACCGTTTAATGCGCTTATATCTACCTCTTGCAACCAAGCAAAAGTGCCTACGGAATTTCCGTCAAATGCACCTTGATAAACATTCTCACTATCGTATAAATGCACCGAAAATTGGAAACTGTTATCAACAACTTTAATTTTAGTAATTGAGGTGTCGATATACTCTCTTGTGTATATTCTGTCTCCCTTACCTTCAATTATTAGTCCGCCGTTATTATCATAAATAATGCCTTGTGAAAATACATCTGGAACAAGAGGCACCGTAAGTGTACTTACTGTTTTATTAAGTCTGATAACTTTGTCTTCAAGTCCATCAGCTTCGACTTCGAGTGCAGCCACACGATTGGGCAATTCATAGACATATTTTCTACCCTCTGCATACAACAATCCGCTTGCGGCTTCTGGGGTTATATCGCTATTGTCACTTGCACGAAACATAAGTCTGATGAAATACTGACTACCGTTTAATGCGCTTATATCTACCTCTTGCAACCAAGCAAAAGTGCCTACGGAATTTCCGTCAAATGCACCTTGATAAACATTCTCACTATCGTATAAATGCACCGAAAATTGGAAACTGTTATCAACAACTTTAATTTTAGTAATTGAGGTGTCGATATACTCTCTTGTGTATATTCTGTTTGCCCTACCTTCAATTATTAGTCCGCCGTTATTATCAGTAATAGCACCTTGTGAAAATTCTATAGGACCAAAAAACACATCAACAAGCGTTGTAACAGTCTTTTCAAGAGGTCCTGCCTCTTTAAAAATATCCAAAATAGCTTCAGTCGTAGCCTTTTGCGACATTACCTGCGTTTCGCTGTCGCCTGTGGTCTGCACTATACCACCGAGCATCTGCTCAGCCGCGAGATCGACAACGGCGTGCGCCGCCTCTGCCGCCGCGGTTTCTGCCGCCGCCTCAGCTCTCTCTGCCGCCTCTTTTGCTTCGTTGGCGTAGTTTCTATCGTTGTCCTCAGAGGGAGTGTCTGACAAACTCAATATTGACGGAACGCATGCTATCGTCGCGGGCGTTGTGGTACAAAGGTTTTCTGCGAACACGCCGACGCTGATGCTCGTCGCGTTACGCACCTCGGGCACCGTGACCGTGTCGCCCGTGAAATCAACGTCATAATAACCCCCGTTATAGACGAAACGCGCGGTCTTCAAGCTGTGCTCGTTCCACTCTGCGTCGAAAGTGAATTTGATTTGATAGCTGCTTTTATTATCGCATACAATAGCGCCCCCGCGTTGGGAATAAACGGCGACCTTATTCGTGACGTTTACGTTTAATGTTTTCATGCTTGCTTTCTCCTTTCGCGCTTATGATATAGAGCCCATTTTATACAATTTTATAGTGTACAACGTGCTCGAGTCGATGTCCTCGCCAGACGTTAAATCGATTAACGATACGCTAGAGCCAACTTTCAGCCCTAAGAGCATATCTCCGACAGCCACACGATGTATATATCCCGATGCGCTGTGATAAAATACGCCCGACGCGGAGTAATTTATAGAAAGTACTTGATATGTCACCTCGACAAGATACAACGTTTTAGCCTCGAGATTGGGCGTTTTGGTTCCTGCACCGTTTTGATACGTTGCCGATCCTGCGAGCGTGGACGGGAGAACGAGCGTGGAAGCCGCGGTTGCCTTTTCGGGGACAGCCGAGTCCAGCTCCTCTTTCGTCGCGTAATCGTCCAAGGCGTCCGCCAGCTCAACTTTCGTCGCGTAGGCGTCCGCCAGCTCCTCTTTCGTCGCGTAGGTGTCGGGAATGTTATTGCCGCTCCCGTCTGAAATTGCTCGCGCGGTGGTAAAGTTGCCCGTCGACACACTATTGATCGCCGCATTCATAGCCGCGATCGCTTCGGTGTATTTGTCCGAAGTGTCGGTTGGGACGGTTGCATTAGGCTGAGGTCTTGCTCTTGCTATGATGGGGAGCGTGACCGTCAGTGTAGTGATGCCGGAGCTTTCGCCTACGATATACACCCACGCCATGACGGGCGAGGTCTGTTCAAGACAAACGTCGGGAATCGCCGCCGTCAAGGTGTCGCTCGTTACAGCGCACGACCTCACGACCGCATCCTTCATGCCGTCGCAAGCAAAATGCACTTCGACGAGCGCGGGGAGCCCTGAAGCCTTTATCTGAAGCGTCTGCCCGTAGTCCCATTGATGCAAGCCGTTGACCGTCATCGCGGTCACGCCTTCGGGAAATATTGCTTTAATCATTGTTATGTCCTCCTATTAGAAAAGGTGGTCGATGCCTTGCTCGGTCAAAA